AACTTCTTTTCAGCAACTGAAATATTAAAAAATATCAAATAATATTGGAGAAGTAAATGAAAGTCGGAATTGTCGGGGTTGGCTTTGTTGGTAACGCCGTTAGAGTCGCATATGAACTAGCAGGTGCAAGAGTAGTTTGCATAGATCCTGCTAAAGGATACAATAGTACATACAGTGAAATATACAAATGTGATGCTGTGTTTATATGTGTGTCTAGCCCTGTATCCGACGATGGGAGTTGTGATACTTCATTCCTAGAGTCAGTTATGCTAGAACTCAAAGATTATCCGGGTGTTATTATTAGTAAAGTAACTGCTCCACCAGACATATATATTAAACTACAAGCTGAATATCCTAACCTGGTCCATGCTCCGGAATTTTTGCGTGCTGTTAGTGCCAATCAAGACTATCTAGATGGCACTGTAGCTATAATTGGGGGCGATAGTGATGTATCTGTACGGGCAGCCGCTATTATTGTACTAGCACAAAAGAAAGTAACTCAATTTAAATATTTGCCCATAGGTGAAGCAAGTTTAGTAAAATATATTGAAAATTGTTTTCTAGCTACTAAAGTAGTGTTTATGAATGAAATACAACAATTAGCAGAAAAGACGGGGTTGGATTATAATTCTATTAAAGAATCTATACAACTAGACCCACGCATGGGAACCAGTCATTTTGATGTACCTGGCGCAGATGGTACTTTTGGATTTAGTGGGTATTGCTTTCCTAAAGATACATCAGCACTGTTAAAATATGCCAAGGATAAACAACTTGAATTAACTGTCCTAGCACAAGCTGTTTCTACCAATAATATTGTTCGTAATGGGATTTAACGCAATAGCAAATTTTGAAAGAGCATTAGGTGAGCTTACGGGCGCACCTTTTGTCGTTATGACTGATTGCTGTACGCATGCCTTAGAGTTATGCTTACGGTATGACAAAGTTAAATCATGTGTGTTTACTCCTTATACCTATCTAAGTATTCCAATGACCATGCATAAACTAGGCATACAATACGGATACTATTCAAATAATCTACCACACAGACAAATATGGTTAGGTGAATACAAGTTTGAAGGTACACGTATTTGGGATAGTGCCAGACTATTAAAACAAGGTATGTATCGCCCAGGTCAGATGCAGTGTTTGAGTTTTGGCTATAATAAACCTTTAGAGATTGGGCACGGTGGTGCTATCCTATTAGACGACAAAGATGCTTATAAAACACTTCTAGCGCAACGCTATGATGGTCGCGATTTAACTATTAGCCCATGGCAAGACCAAAAGGTATTTGAAGTTGGCTACCACTACCGCCCAACACCGGAAGATGCAGCTATTGGATTAGAAAAACTAAGTACTATTGATACTACACCTAAATACAAAGAGTATCCAGATTTAAGGAATATAATTATAAAATGATACTTCAACCGGTTAAATTAGACTATGATTTTAGCATATTCCTTGATGCAGATTACTCAGTACACGAAGGAAGCTGTATCAAACATCAGGTCTACGAGTTAACAGACATACATGAAAAATACGGTGGATTCCCTAAAAGCTACTGTTATGAAAATACCAAGATACAACAACTATGGTGGACCGGCGATCAAATTGATTATAGTGCAATTGGCCAACAGTTAGGCATAGAAGTTGTTACAGTTAGCACAATACTACAACCACCAGGATGTGTAATCCCTTTACATAGAGATATGTTTTATCAGATCAGCCAACGGTATCCCGATCGTAAGGAAACCAAAGTTCGTGCAAACATTTATTTAGAAGACTGGCAGTTAGGTCATTTTATTCAATATGGCAATACTGTAAGCACACATTGGAGTCGAGGAGAAGGATTCCTATGGGATAGCGAAGTCCTACATTTAGGAGCCAATGCAGGAATGATTCCTAAGTATACTTTACAAGTTTCTGGGTTTTTAAATGCATAATGTTTATTTGTTTCAACCACAATATGCAGTTGAATTTCGCAATGAACTTAACTATTGGATTCCTTATAGTGCAGGATGCTTGTGGAGTTATGCTGAGCAGTTTGAGTTCGTTAAAGAAAATTTTACCTTAGGTAACTTATTTTTTAAACGACAAGATCCAATTGAAGTATTAGCACAACTAGATAATCCTCGTATCTGTGGATTCAGTTGTTATTTGTGGAATGAAAAGTATTGCCTCGAAGTTGCTAAACAAATCAAACAACAATGGCCTAATTGCATTACTGTGTTTGGTGGGCCAAATGTTAATAGTAAAACTCTTAATCATACTTTTGTTGATAGTGTAGTATTAGCAGAAGGTGAAATAAATTTTGTAGAGATTCTAAAGGAAGTTCATCAAGGAAATCTTCCTGCCAGATTATATACTAAATCTAGATTAACTGATTTAGATATTCCAAGTCCATATTTAACTGGCGTATTTGACCAAATAATTCAGGATAATCCAGAAGTGTTATGGGCTATTACATTAGAAACCAATCGAGGGTGCCCATATCAATGCACATTCTGTGATTGGGGTAGCAGTATCTATTCTAAAATTAGAAAGTTTTCAATTGATCGAGTGCGTGCTGAGTTGGATTGGGTCTCTAAAAATAAAGTAGCATATATATTCTGTGCTGATAGTAATTTTGGAGTGTTTAAAGACCGCGATCTTGAAATAGCACAGATGATGCGAGATGTTGCTGATCAAAGTCCATATCTTGACAGAGTAAATTTAACCTTTGCTAAAAACTCCACTGAACATATTTACAAAATAGCACAGGTATTAAAAAATCTTAGTAAAGGATTAACATTTAGTGTGCAAAGTATGAATGATGATACCTTAACCGCAATTAAACGCAAGAACATGGATATTAACAATATTTCTCAATTGTTGTCGTTAAGTCATGAATACAAGGTCGACACTTACACCGAAGTAATATTAGGATTGCCTGAAGAGACATTAGAGTCATGGAAAGACGGCATGGCCAATATTTTAGAAATAGGTCAGCATGATTCAATTGAAACTTGGTTTTGCCAACTATTAGAAAATAGTGAATTAAATTCATTTGAATCAAAACTCAAATACGGTATTAAATCTATCACAGCATATGATTATAACCCACAGTATAATAAAAATGATTTTACTGATATATTAGAAGAAATACAAATCATTAATCAGACTAATACTATGTCAACTGAAGACATGATCGAAGCCTACATTTATAGTTGGTTAATTATTCAATTACATATTATCGGATATACTCAAATTTATGCTAAATTTTCTAGAAATATATTAGGAGTATCGTATAGACAATTTTATGATTTATTGTTTAAAGAAATAAAAGAATATCAACCATTCAAAGAGCATTATACTAAATTTGCTAATAATGTCAGAGAATTTTTAACTACTGGCAAAATAACAGATACTGGGGTAACAGGACATATTTTAGGGTACACTAGTTTTCAATATTTTTACGAACATAAAGAACATATTTTTAAGTTAGGTAAACAAATTGTGTCAAACTTTACCACCAACACTGATGCTGTAGATCTATTACAGCATTATTTTATATATGATGAGAATTTAAATTTACCAAAAACTATCACATCAAATTGGGATTTAACTTCATGGGATCCTTTGCCAACATCATATATTATATCAACTAAAATGTTAATTGATCAAAAATTCGAGTTCGCCCGAGCAAGAAGAGACGGCGCATTAAAGAATATTTTTACCAAGATCGTTTGACATTGCCTAAATAATCTAGTATACTAAATTAAACACGCCAATCCACTGGCTCAACATCGGAGATAAAATGGTAACAAAATACAGTCATATTAAACCTGTTAGCGAAATCATTCGTACTAACTTAAAGAAAGACAACAAACGTTTCTGGGCAGGTGATAACATCTCAGAATACATTACAGAAGAAAGCAAACAACTATTAATTGACGAAGCAACTCTAGCATTTGAAAGTGTACTAGATACTTTGTTAATTGATCGTGAAACAGATCCCAACAGTCACGGCACAGCACGCAGACTAGCTAAAATGTACTTTAACGAAATCATGGCGGGCAGATATGACCCAGCACCAGATGCAACAGCTTTTCCAAATGATAGCGCAGATAGATACGAAGGTATGCTTGTGGTTCGTAGCGAGCTACGTAGTATGTGCTCACACCACCATCAGCCTGTCGCAGGAGTCGCTTACATTGGAATTATTGCCGCTAACAAACTTATCGGCTTATCTAAATACACTAGAATTGCTCAATGGTGTGCTCGCCGTGGTACTCTACAAGAAGAGCTTGCAAATGATATCACGAGAGAAATTGCTAAGGCGACTGGATCAGATAACGTAGCAGTCTACATTCAAGCAACACATGGTTGTTGTGAGAATCGTGGCATTATGGCACATAGTAGCCTAACGCAGACTACAGTGTTAACGGGTGCGTTTAAGAATGATCCAAATACTAAGAAAGAATTCTTTGACAACATTAAACTTCAACAGGAGTTTGCTCCAAGATGATAGGCGCTGACGTAGTATGGTTTGGTGTAGGACTGGTCTTTGGAATATTCTTTGGGCTTAACATTTATAATGATCGCAAGGCCAAGGATAGACAAAAAGCCTACGAACAAATAGATGAAGAAGTACGTAAAGATCTTGTTCGTTATCGCAATTTAAGCGAAAGTCTGTTAGAAGATGTTAAATTTTGGCGTCATCGCGCTAATACACTTAGAGATATTAAGGAAAAGAAATGAGTAGAGAAAATTTAAAAGATATTTGTACCAAGTATTTTGAAACTTGGGGTCGCAAAGACATTGACGGCCTAGCAGCCTTATTTGCTAATGATATTAGATTACAGGATTGGGAACGAATAGAAGATGGCATCTATAGAGTGTTAAATGCTAATCAACAAATATTTGACAGTTTCATATCTATTAATGTTGAAGTAATTGGCCTGTACCAAGACCCAGCTATCCCTAATAAGGTTGTTTGTCAATTATATATTGAATTTAAACTAACAGACGGTGGGTCAACTCTTCATGTCGGTGATTCAACTCTTCATGTTACTGATATAATTACATTCAATGATGAAGATAAAATTTCAATGATTTGGGCATATAAAGGATAAATTATGCAGGTAAGAGTAAATCCAGAAGGTAAGATTGGTACATGTGGGTGTGGTCGCAGTCGTAGTGGAGATTGCGATGGTAGCCACAGTTATACTCCAGAGCAGTGGGCTAAGATACAGGAAGCAATCGCTCTAGATGAATTTTTAAACGAAGATAACAACCGCGGGAGTGATCAAGATGTGGTTTGATAAATGGATTATTAAATGGGCAGAGCGTATTCATACCCGCAGAAATTCTAACGATAGTATTATGTTAGACGACAGCCCAAGACGCGGCCGTAATGGTAAACTAGGCATATCACCAAGCAGTAAAGGTATGCGCAGAGTAGAACACAATTATGACGACAAGAGTGTTATCACTTTCAAAGTGTTTGGTGCTAATGGTGGTATGATTGTTGAAACTAATCGCTACGATGAAAAGCGTGACACTGAAGCTATTGGTCGCTATGTAATCAGCGACGATGCTGACCTGGTAGAATCATTGGGCAAGATCGTTACTGTAGAGTACATGCGTTGATTAGACTACCACCAGGTTGCACTATCAACTACGAAGTCACTGTGGTGGTAAACGAACTAGGTAGTGAGTTTCTAGCCTGGTGGAAAGACGTAGGCGGTGAAGTAGCAGTTGACTCTTACTTCAATGGTAAAGGGCAAGAAGTTATGAGTCCAGTGGTACGCTATGGTCAAGGGCGTTGGAGCCACAAGTCCGCGGGCAACTACGAATACTTGATTAGATTCCTCCCAGAGAATGCTGGTGTAGCCCTAATGATGTTGATGAAGTGGACTAGCATTATTGTTAGCCATAATATGAAAGAAGTTGAACAGATGAAAGAGAGTCACAATGCCTAATAAACAATACTACGGTTACGAAGATATTCATCAAATGGTTAATAAAATTAGCCTACAGATGTATAAAGACTCATGGCGTCCTGATTATATTGTAGGTCTTACCCGCGGAGGACTTGTTCCCGCGGTGATCATGAGCAATGCACTAGATATCCCAATGCACACACTTAAGGTCAACCTACGTGATCATGCAGAAGGTCCAGAAAGTAATCTATGGATGAGTGAAGATGCGTTTGGCTATAAACAAGAACCTAAAAATATTCTCATTGTAGACGATATCAATGACACAGGTGCTACCTTAGATTGGATTGTCAACGATTGGCAAAGTACCTGTTTGCCCGATGACCCGCATTGGGCAGATGTATGGAGCAACAATGTACGCTTTGCAGTGCTAATTGATAATCTGTCTAGTAAGTTCAGTCGTCAAGTAGACTACTGTGCTGAAACCATTAACAAAGCAGAGGAAGACGTTTGGATTGTATATCCCTGGGAATCATAATGAATACTGTGTATTTAGGTATTAATCATTTATTTTTTGTAGATCCCAAGGTATGCGATAAATTTTTTGATGAAGAAATTGCTGCTATCACCACCCCGTTTGCTGATACTCATATAATTATTGGTGCATGGAATGAGCACGAGATAGAATCATTTGTTCAACTATTTCAAAAACTTGTTGATTATAAATTTAAAAAAATTACGGCTATATTAGATACTTGGCACAAAGATCGTTATATTTCTAATTTTCCACAGCATTTGATAGATAAGATTAATGCTATTTTTATTGAGACATATCTTATAATAGCAAAAAGAGCCTGTAACAATGAAATAGTGAATTTTAATTGGAGTCCAACTCCGGTCAGGGGGCTGTTCTTAACTGGAAAACTAGCAAGATACAATCGTATTGTACTGTTAGAAAAATTATATAATCTCGATATTTTAAAAAACATCGAATTTACTTTTCCGTTTTCTGCTAGACAAAAAGAATCTATTATAAAATTTTACGGTACTGCGGTTAATCAAGTTCCTGAAAATTTTGAAGAATTTTTTAATTATTGTACACTTACTGCCGCCAATGGTGATTTTGGAATCATGTATAGTGCAGGAAAATATTTACCCAATCTTCCCATTTATAATATCCCCTACGTATTATACAAAAGTACTAACTACAGCATAATTTCTGAAACTTTTTTCCACCCAGATAGCACCGCAGTGATATCTGAAAAAAGTTATCATCCAATACTAAACCAACATCCGTTTATATTAACTGGACCAAGTGGGGTGGTAAAATTAATGAAAGATAGAGGATATAAAACTTTTGAAAACTATTTGCCGCATCCATATTATGATAGTGTGTTAGATAATACACAGAGAATGGAATTAGTAGCAGAAAATATTAAAGCATTCCCCGATGCTATAACAAAGTTTTCTACAGAAATTAAACAAGATATAGAATATAACTTCAATCTGTTGCAGTCGAAAATAGCTGATCTTGAAAACATTTTAGAAAATCTTTGTTTGGATAATGGATTATCAAAATCAATTATTGTTAATAGCATTAATACACTAATTCCAAAACTTGCAACTGTAGATGAATTAGCTAATATGCGTGAAAAAGAACAACAATTCTTAAATGAAGAAAAATAAACTTGAAATTATTAGAAAAACATGTTAAAATAATAGGGTAGATTGATTAGATGAACGGAAAAACTCAAGAAGCATTGGTTATTTTACAAGAAGAATGTGCAGAAGTTATTCAAGCAGTTAGCAAATGCTATCGCTTTGGACTAGACAATCAGCACAAATCAGGTGCAACACAGCGAGCTAATTTAGAAATGGAAATTGGCGATATGCTGGTTTTGGTAGATATTTTAATTAGCCAAGGTGTAATCGATCTAAATAACTTAAACATTGCCAAAGCAAACAAAATTGAAAAACTAAAGATATGGTCAAAATTATATGAGTAAAATTAAAGTATCAGAGATATTCTATTCAGCACAGGGCGAAGGACGCTTTGTAGGTGTTCCTAGTGTGTTCTTAAGAACATTTGGCTGTAACTTTACCTGTGGTGGATTTGGTATGCCTAGAGGTGAAATGAGCCGAGAACGTGAAACTGTCAATGCTAAACTGTACTCACGCTATGAAGACTTACCATTGGTAAGTACAGGCTGTGACAGCTATGCTAGTTGGGATCCTAAATTTAAGAATCTCAGTCCAAGCTACGAAACACATATTATTGTTGAAAAGATGTTGTTACTGACGCCAGCACAGAATTGGCAAATGCCTAATGGTAACGATGTTCACTTGGTAATCACAGGTGGTGAACCATTACTAGGTTGGCAACGTGTGTATCCAGAACTACTACAACACGAAAAGATGTATAACCTAAAGAACATCACATTTGAAACCAATGGTACTCAACCCTTGCATGATGAGTTTGCTGAATTCCTTAAGTTATGGAATCGTAGTGGTCGTGAGTTGACATTTAGTGTTAGTGCTAAATTAAGTCCTAGCGGTGAGTCATGGGCTGATGCTATCAAGCCAACTATTGTTAAAAGCTATGAAAAAATTGGCACAGTATTCTTTAAATTCGTAGTTGAACGTCCAGAAGACTTTGAAGAAGTTGATCGTGCTGTGGCAGAATATCGTAGTGCAGGCATTAAAGGTGTAGTCTATATCATGCCTGTGGGTGGTGTTGTCAGTGTTTACAACGGCAACAAGTTTAATGTAGCAGACGAAGCTATGCGTCGTGGCTATTACTATAGCCCAAGATTGCATGTTGATCTATGGGGTAACAGTTGGGGCAAGTGATGAGTGAAACACACAAAAGAACCCTGGCAAGAACATTAAGTTATAGATTTACAGCATTATTAATTACTGCCTATTGGACAGGATTACATGATGCCATTGCTATTCATATCGTATTAGCTGTTTGGCAATATGCCTTAGAAAGAGTTTGGTTAAAAATTAATTGGGGGAAAAATTGAGTTATCTATTTACAAGTGAAAGCGTTAGTGAAGGACATCCAGATAAAGTAGCAGATGCTATTAGTGATGCAGTTTTAGATTTAGCCATGCGCGACGAAGATCCTAGTGTGCGTTGTGCTTGCGAAACCTTAGTTACAACAAACCGTGTTGTTCTAGCTGGAGAGTATAAAAATGTCGTCTTACACCCAGAAGAAGTCGAAAGTACAGTACGCAAAGTTATCAAAAATATTGGCTACGAACAAGATGGATTTAATTGGCAAACAGTGGAGATTACTAACCTACTACATGGCCAGAGTGCTGATATTGCTCTTGGCACTGACAATTTTGGCGCAGGTGATCAAGGCCTAATGTTTGGCTATGCTACTAATGAAACTCCTAATTACATGCCGCCAGCAATTTACTACAGTCATGAAATTGTCAAAGAACTAGCACGTCAACGCAAATTTGGACAAACTTGGTTAGGACCAGATGCTAAAAGTCAAGTAACCGTTGAATACAACGATGATGGCACTATTAAGCGTATTGCTAAAATTGTATGTTCAACACAACACAGCGCAACACCCGACATTGAAGATATACGTAGAGTAGTTAAAGAATATATTGAAGGCGTAGTGCCTGCGGAGTTAATTGATGATCATACTGAGTTCCTTATTAATCCTACTGGTCGCTTTGTTATTGGTGGACCTGATGGTGACACTGGCCTCACAGGGCGAAAGATTATTGTTGATACTTATGGTGGTAGTTGTCCTCATGGTGGGGGCGCCTTCAGTGGCAAGGATCCTACTAAGGTCGATCGCAGTGCTGCTTACATGGCTCGCTACCTTGCTAAGAACATTGTAGCCAGCGGACACGCAAAACAAGCAACTGTACAGATTAGTTATGCTATTGGCATAGAACAGCCAATGAGTGTGTACGTTAATACTAACGACCATAGCGATGATGCGTGGTTAACTGCTTGGATTCTAAAGAATATTGATCTAACACCACGTGGCATCATAAATAGATTTGCGCTGTTCCGTCCAATATACAGTAGTACTACTAACTACGGACACTTTGGTAAAGAACAATTACCTTGGGAACAGTTGGACCTAGTAGATTTACTTAAGGATTAAATTATGGGTTTATTTGATAAACTAACAGGCAAAGCAAAGCGTGAGGAAGAAGAACGTTTAAGACTTGCCGCAGAAGCAGAAGCTCAAGCTGAAAAAGAACGCAAGGCTGAAGAGCGTAAGGCCAAGGCAGAAGCCGCCAAAGCTAAAAAAGCTGAGGTCGCTGCCAAGAAAGCTGCAGAAGAAAAAGCCAAAAAGAACAGCCCAAAAGAACAAGCTACTAAAGCTGGTGAGCCTTGGGTCACTGTACTAAGTATGGAAATTGACCCAAATGACCCAAGTAATGGTGCATTTGAATTAGATTGGAATGATATCTTTGTAGCTCGTTTGATCAAAGCTGGCTATCAAGGTAAAACTGATCAAGACATTGTAGACAATTGGTTCCGTGCTGTATGTTCAAATGTAGTTATGGAAAACTTTGAACAAGCAATGGCTGATCCAAGTAATCGCCCAACTAACCGTAGAGATTTAGGCAACGGTAGAACGGAAATCAGTTGACTTTTGAGTTAAAAGATAGTATAATGTTTACATGAGATACTTACTTGTAGACACAGCAAACACATTCTTTAGAGCAAGACATTCAGCACATCGCCAAAGCGACACTTGGGATAAGCTGGGTTTTGCTATCCACGTAACCCTAGCATCAGTAAACAAATCATGGCGTGATCAAAAGGCTGATCATGTGATCTTTTGTCTTGAAGGCCGCAGTTGGCGCAAAGACTTCTACGAACCTTATAAGAAAAATCGTACTGTAGCACGTCAGGCATTAACAGAATCAGAAGCAGAAGAAGATAAGTTATTTTGGGAGACTTTTGATGCGCTCAAAACATTCATTGCAGAACGAACAAACTGCACAGTTCTACAGCATCCGGAACTTGAAGCGGATGACCTCATCGCGGGTTTTATTCAAGCGCACCCTAACGATCATCACACTATTGTTAGTAGTGATACTGATTTTCATCAGCTATTGGCTAGTAATGTTAACCAATACAATGGCATAGCAGATGAACTTCATACTATACAGGGCATCTTTGATAAAAAAGGTAAACCTGTTATAGACAAGAAAACCAAAGAAGCTAAGAAGATTCCTGATCCTAAGTTTATCTTGTTTGAAAAGTGTATGCGTGGTGACCCTACAGATAATATCTTCAGTGCTTATCCTGGTGTGCGTACTAAAGGCACTAAGAACAAAGTAGGCCTAGAAGAAGCATTTGCTGACCGTGGTACCAAAGGCTATAACTGGAATAACCTAATGTTACAGCGTTGGGTTGATCACAACGGTAAAGAGCATAAGGTCTTAGATGACTACAATCGTAATGTTACTCTAGTTGATCTAACTGCTCAACCAGATCATATTAAAGAAAAGATTTGGGATACTATTAAGGTTGCACAAACACCTAAAAATAGTCCAATGATAGGTGCACAGTTTTTGAAGTTTTGTGGTAAGTATGATCTTGTTAAACTAAGCGATAATGCTAGTGCTATGGCTGATTGGCTAAGTGCTGCATATCCAGAAAGGATTTAAAATGGCATACCAATCAACTTGCATTAAATGTACCCAACTATGGAATGGATGGGGTCCTTACTGTAATCATTGCAGACAAATTATGGCAATTGAAAAACAAACTCAAGCGGCCAATGGTTCAAAATCCCTTATTGACATGGATGAGTGGGACGCATTTGTTGAATCGTTAAGCGACGGGGAAGAAAGCCAAGCTGATCGAGATTTCAAAAGCATTTTACGGAAAAATAGATGATAGCAGACAGTAATTTTCTAGCTCTTGATTTAGAGCTCAATCAACCATCTGGAAAAATAATCCAGGTTGGTGTTGCTATTGGCAACATACACACACGGTTTGATGACTACATAGTTCGCAAATGGTATATAGATCCACAAGAGCCAATCAGCGAATTTATCAATGATCTTACAGGTATCACAGATCACGACATACGTGCTAACTGTGTTAGCCACGAAACTGTGGCTCGTGAGCTCAGTGAGCTGATACGCGAACACAAGGTCTTTGTTAACCCAGTGACCTGGGGTGGTGGCGATTCAAGTGAATTACTAACTGAATTCTGCAAAAATCATGCAGATTTTCCGCATTTTGGCCGTCGTTGGATAGACGTTAAGACCTGGTACACATACTTGATGCTGACCAAGGGCAAAGCACCCTCAGGCGGGTTGAGCTCAGCCATGGGTTATTTTAAACTGCATTTCAAAGGCAAAGCACACAGGGCAGATGTAGATGCCGCAAATACCCTAGCACTGTTTTTCAAACTGCTAGAACGACAAAGTAAGTTGGAAAATTTACTATCTGCCGCACATGATATTAAATCTTAGTGCGGCCCAATACAAAACCGTCAGCGGGACATTCTTTAGAAAATTTTTGAATGTCCCCATTAGTCCACCATCGCTTTTCTTTGTTTACGGCAGCACCTAATGCGGCACCCACATTGTTGAATTTTAATCTACCTCGTATATACGAACTATCTGGAGCAGTCGGAGTAAAACATTGTTCCACGCCGTTGTTCCACCATTTATTATTCTTACGCTGTATACCCATTTCTATTTTTTGTTCTTCTGTGAACTTTTGTAAACCTTTATGTGCTCGTCCTATTTTTAATTTAGTAACATCTGTCATCGGTAGACGCTGTAGATGTGCTGCCACTAACTTTGCTCGCTTACTGTCGGTGATTTTAACATTCGGTGCTCCGTCACCTCCATCTGTTAAATTAAGCAATATACCAGTGCCCAAATCCTTACGTCCATACCACGCAATTATTCTACGCTCAATAGCAAACGCACCGATTTCAGTTAAATTAGTTTCAAGTATTGTAATATTCGATTTATCAGCAGGCACAGCAACACCTCGGGGGCCGTTACGATGCTGTTGATATGCTCTATTGTTCTTACCTTTGCCTATATAGTAAGGAGTGCCTG